CTGCAACAGTTTGCAGACCTGAGGGGGTGTCATACCGCACTGCGCGCCGCTGGACTACCGGAGATAACCCGCGTTTACCTATCGAGCCTCGCGTTATCCGTAAGGGCTGTAAACGTGCTGGCGGTCAAGTTCGTATCTACTACGCCCGCTGGAAAGAGGAACAAATGCGTAAAGCATTGGGCCATTCCCGTTTTCAACTCGTTATTGGTGCGTAATTCACTTTATGTGAATTTTGAGGGCTTAACATGTTTGATTTTCAGATTTCCAAACATCACCACTATGACGAAGCGTGCCGCGCTTTCGCGCAGCGTCACAACATCGCGAAGCTGGCCGAGCGTGCGGGTATGAATGTTCAGACGTTACGCAACAAGCTAAACCCGGAACAGGCTCACCAGTTCACGCCGCCTGAATTGTGGCTACTGACTGACCTGACCGAAGACTCAACCCTCGTTGATGGTTTTCTGGCGCAGATTCATTGTCTGCCATGCGTGCCGGTAAATGAGCTGGCTCAGGAAAAGCTGCAAACCTACGTCATGCGCGCCATGAACGAGCTTGGTCAACTGGCTGGCAACGCGGTTTCGCAAGAGCGCCTCACGCCGTCACGTAAAAACAGCATGATAGAGAGCGTTAACTCCGGGATTCGCATGCTTTCGCTTACTGCACTGGCATTGCAGGCTCGCCTACAGGCTAACCCGGCCATGTCTAGCATGGTTGACGCCGTAAACGGCCTTGGCGCTTCTTTCGGTTATATGTGAGGCGATGATGAATACTGAACCGACGTTCGCATCTCTGTTGGTTAAGCAAAGCCCGTCCATACATTACGGACACGGCTGGATCGCAGGAAAAAACGGTAAGCGCTGGCACCCGTCACATGGTCAGTCAGAACTGTTAAATAGTTTACAGACGAAGCGCAAACCTTCAGTGGTTGAAATTTTGCTGAGAATTATTAAGAGGTCAAAATGAACGGATTAAATAGCACTGCTGGAAATATTCCGGCGACAAAGTTATTTAACAATTCTGATTGCACAAAGGCAGAGCCGCAGGCAATGAGCGGCGAAGAATGCCTCGCCCGCTTTCATCAGAAATTAAAAATGACTGAGAATCGTGCGCTGCGTAATTTTAATAAACTTGATGACAATTTTAAATTCGTCGTTATGACGCTGGCTAATCGCGCTAATCCCTGCGCATTTCGTACTGAGGAGATCGGCAAACCGTTTGAATATTTCGACGTTAACCGCCGCAAAATGATAATTATCGCCATGAATGAAATCGCGCGTTGGGGAAGTATCCTCCCTCGCCGGTTTTCAATTCATGAATGCATATTAGCTAAATAAAAAAAAGTAATTAATGGCGTAAACCCGCCGGGCATTCTTTTGCCCGAAATCTGGAGAAAGAACTATGCAACAGGAATTACCAAAAATGTTTGTCGCTGAAAAAGAGCCGCTGAGCATGATGCTCGAAAAGGCAAAACGTGAAGAACGCTGCGCGCGTGCTGCTGCCGTTTCATCGCGCCTTGAGGCTCTGGCTGTATACATCACGCGCGAAGGTATGAGCGGCAACGAAGCGGCTGAATTACTGCGCCGCGAAGCCACCCGCTACGACAACGAATCTCAGGAGTTGCACTGATGGCCGATGCAATGGATCTCATTCAGCAACGTGAGCAGGAAGAACGCGAGCGCCTTATCAGCATCGCGCGCAGCCGTATCTCTGCACCTTCCCGCTTTACCTGCGAGGATTGCGACGCACCAATCCCGAAAGCCCGCCGTATGGCGATACACGGCGTCGCACTCTGCGTGACCTGCCAGCAGATAGCAGAGCTCAAAACCAGACATTACCGGGGCGTGTAAGTGGCAATTTCTTACGCTTACGCCTGGAATGCTCCTCGCTCAGCAATAGCCAGCCCTTATCTGACCTATTCAGAACAGCATCGCCGCGATCGCATGATTGCGGCGTTGCTGCATGCGCGCAAAGCGTTGTCCCTCCAGCCTGAATGTGTGCGCTATGACGTGATGCGCACTGCTTCCACGCTGGAGCAACATCACGACAGTCAGCGAGCCAATGCTTTTTTAATCAGCTTCTGCAAAAAAGCATTGCCGCGCCTTGAACTGGTCGCAAGAAAATACCAGGCCTCCGGCATCAGGAGCGACGTTTCTGCCGCTGTATTCAACGGACATTTCGACACAAAAGATCAGCAGTATATGGCGTCGCGTCTGGTGAATATGGTTGCGCGTTACAACCGGCTCCCGGATATGTCTAAAGCCGATATCGATCTGCTGTCGGCTGATATCGCCAACTTTATCCGCTCAGAACTGGCAGACAATGACGACACCGAAGCCGGTGAGCTGAAAACGCTGTATCGCTGGTATATCCGCGCCGGAATGATTGCGTTGCAGTTCAACGTAACGCCGCCCCACTGGGAGCGCGTAACGAAGAAATATGCAGGCCAGGACGAAATCGCCCCGGCTGTCATGCGCATGTTTAACGAAACATGGTGGCGTGGCCGGTTGCGCCGGGTCGCAGCTGCATGGCGTGAACATCTGCAAATTGCTGTCGGTAACGTCAGCAAGAAAAAGCATGTTTACGCGAGTAAAAACTGCGTGACTGACTGGCGCGAGCAGAAGCGCCGCACCCGCGAATTTCTGAAAGGGCTGGAGCTTGAGGACGAAGACGGGAACCGCATCAGCCTCATCGATAAATATGACGGCTCGGTGGCTAATCCGGCCATTCGCCGCTGCGAGCTGATGACCCGCATCCGTGGCTTTGAAAATATCTGCAACGAGCTGGGCTATGTGGGTGAGTTCTACACGCTGACCGCGCCGTCGAAATATCACGCCACAACAAAAGCAGGCTACCGTAACCACAAGTGGAACGGCGCGAGCCCGTCCGACACGCAGGGTTATTTAACCTCACTCTGGGCGCGCATCCGCGCCAAACTCCATCGGGAAGATATCCGCATATTTGGCATCCGCGTCACGGAACCACACCACGACGCCACCCCGCACTGGCACATGCTGATGTTTATGCTGCCGGAAGATGTTGAGCGCGTGCGTAAGGTCATCCGTGATTATGCGTGGCAGGAAGATGAAAGTGAGCTCAGGAGTGACAAGGCGAAAAAGGCGCGTTTTCATGCTGAAGCCATCGATCCAGAGAAGGGAAGCGCAACGGGTTATGTTGCTAAATACATCTCAAAAAATATTGATGGTTACGCTCTCGACAGTGAGAAAGACGATGAAAGCGGTGAGCTACTGAAAGAGACGGCACCCGCAGTTTCTGCCTGGGCGGCTCGCTGGCACATCCGTCAGTTTCAGTTTATCGGTGGCGCGCCGGTGACCGTATACCGTGAATTACGCCGTCTGGCTGATACCGAGACCGCCCACGGTCTGAGTGTAGAATTTGCAGCGGTACATGATGCCGCTGACGCGGGTGACTGGGCAGGCTATGTCAATGCGCAGGGCGGCGCGTTTGTGCGCCGTGACGAATTGCAGGTGCGGACGCTTTATGAGCCACGCGCTGAGTTTAACCAGTACGGTGAGGAGACTGTCTGCATTCGTGGCGTCTACGACGCAACGGTCGGCGCTGACTCCCCTGTCCTGACCCGCCTCACGCAGTGGAAAATTGTTCCGAAGCGTGCCGTTGATTTGGCCGTTGATTTTAAGGGCGCGATCGCGCCCTCTTGGAGTTCTGTCAATAACTGTACGGGAAGCAAAAGCGATTCACAGGCACTGGATTTGAAAAAAAATCTGAGTCGACGAGAAAAACGAGAGCTTGTGAACAGACTTAGAAAGCAGAAGCCAGCAATGCGACGAAAATTCATCCACGGAACGGATGAGCAAAGCACAGCGATTGAGAAAACTATCGACGAGATACATCTGACAACCGGCATCATAATCAGCCGGGGCGAAGCTCTGCACCTGATGGCCAGTGGTAAAAGTTGTTTTGACGGCAAATGGCTACGCGGAACGGCCAAAGGAGAATTGTTTTCCGCAGCTCCATCGCACCAAGCAAATGCTAAGAAAATCCTTAATCGTGTCGCGGCTTTGGCTGAGTCAGCAACGAAAGTTTAATTGTTAATATTCATCCATTTCATGTACATACAGTGTTTTATCTGTGATTTTTTTCTTCACACCTTTTGCTAATACGTTATACTGTATGTTTATACAGTGTGACGTTATGGAGGTTGTGTGGATAGAGAGCTAAACGAGCACGTTACGATTGAGCGGGTCGAAATGATTGCGCGTCTAACTGCTGGAGGTACTTGTCAGGAAAGAGACCGTGAAATCGCATTAAATCTAATCGCGGAAATAGCAAGAGGCAACCTAATGAAAAATAATAATTTT